TTTCTGCGCTGGAAGTCAGACGGCTTGCGGAACTTTTGCGGAAAACGCGCCAAAAACGCGCCAAAAAGAAAAGCCGCCTCCTTCGGGAGACGGCTAATGTATTGATTTAATTGTGTGATTTTGGTTGCGGGGGCAGGATTTGAACCTGCGACCTTCAGGTTATGAGTGTGTCCCAAGGCCCAATAAAATCAGATAGATACAGCCGTCTCAACACTTTAATACACCCACAATTATCGTAAGTCATCCTGAATCATCGGGAAAACGCGTTGAAAACGCGCCAAGCGTCGCGACTTCTAGGCGTCGTCAATGTTCAGTGACTTCCCCTGACCCGTCGCAAGTTTCACACGTCGTCCAGTATAGCCAATAAGTTTGATAAGGACCGTTGGCATCGACGCCGCCAATGACGCGTTCGCGTTCCACCTCACCGCTGCCATCGCAGTCGGGGCAGTCTTTAGAACCGACGGTCAGGATTCCATCTTTCAATAGCAACACGCAACAGCTTTGCTTGTGTAATTGCAGAGATATTTTTTTTATCGCTGCATAAAACAGCTTGCGCGCGTTTGTCGCCGCGCCACCATCGCCAACACTTTTTCATGTTTTCTTCGCCGTCTTTGGCGTCTGCGCCCAGAGTTCGTAATGGTGCTGCGAAATCTTTTTTTGAGCGATAATTAAGTCGCCGTTTTGGACAGCTTTACGCGCCATCTTCAACGGATCGTGACTGCCTAAATACGGACAGTCCTCTGTCGGCAACCAGCGACCATGCACACCCTTACAAACACCAATAACGCGCCACGTCATTTTGCGTCGTTCATTTGGTGACATAGCTGACTGGGAATGCTCGTCTGCGATCTGCTGATACGATCCGCAAACAACTTTTTTAAGATCGTCGTTCTGATTAATCGTCATGCGACTGAGCAAGTTCGTAGGCGATTGCCAGGTATCCGATAGCATCAATGTAATTGTCCTCCTTTTTGGGATCAGCTTTCATGCGCGCAACTTTCATCAGCGCCATCATTGTCGCCGTCTGCACAGCGTCGATGTCTGCGTCGATAAAAAATGACCACAGGTCAGCAATTGTCTGATGATTTTTTTTCGCAGGTCCGTACTCGCGCGCGCGATCACCTGTAATAATTGACCTAGAGATTTCCAAAACAACTTCACGGGGCGCAGGGTGATGCGGCTGTGGCGCTGCTACTTTGTCTGGCACAACGCATTCGGGGCAAGGCGCGTTGTCGTCATGCCGCAGGTAGCCATTCCCGCCGCACGTGTCGCACACCGTCATTGTTCGCCCCGAATTGCTTTAATGAGCGCAAACGGAATGCGGAAACGGTTGCCGTCTTTAATTATGGGACAATTATTCTTTTCAGCTATTTCGTTGAAAGCACCGCGCCGCAGCATGCGGTACATACGGTTGCGGTCAGCCGGTGTAGCGCTGCCATATATTTCTTGAGACGCTTGCTCGACCGATAAAAGTGTCGGCTTGTTGTACATTTCTTGTAACTCCTTTCAATCAGGAGAAACAAGATAGTAACAGATTTACATTAAGGTCAACTGTTTTGTTACGCTGAGTGTAACTATATCGTGCGTATCGCTTTTATGTAATGCAGCGCACGCAAGTCACTGTTATCAATATAAATTTCATCGTCCGGGTTGTGTTGCGACAGATGAATGCCGGTTTCTGTGCGATTCACGAATCGTTTTACAATTGCCCGCAACTCACCATTTTTCTCAAACTGCACCACGGCATAATCGCCAGCCCTGACCGGCCGATAGGGATGCACAATCACTACTTCCCCGGGGTAAAAGCGCGGCTCCATGCTTTCGCCCACAATCATCACGGCGTAGCAGTCTTCTACTTCTGCAAGGTAGGTGGGCTTTTCAATATAATCGACTGGGCCGTCTGATATAGCAACGGCACCCTGCCCTGCGGCTGCCCTGCCATACAGCGGTATATCATCACCGCGTCCGCGTTTTACCGCTTGCGCTTCAGCAGGCACGTCTTCACCGGCTACATAGTCGGTGCTGACGCCGAAGCGCTCCGCAATCATTCGGCATATAGGTTCGCGAGGCGGCGTTACTTCTTGCCTGTCCCACCGACGCAGTCGCGGCCCCGACACATCAAGCATGCGCGCAAGCTGCGCTGCCGTCACGTCGTTGGCGATACGTATTTCTCGGATTCTATTTTTTTTCATCAGTACCCATTCGCATGCACAGATAATGTACGGAAATTGTCAGTCCCTTGCAAGTAACAATCTGTTATACATTTGTTGCGTTTATAAAACAACGCACGTCCTTGAAACTTATGGGGGGCCAACGCCCCTTCCTTTTTTGGCATGACATTAAAAAAATATCTGAAAAACAGAAATTTAACTTACGGGCAGTTTGCGCGCCAAATCGGCGTAAGCCGGAACGCCGTTTATTATTGGGCGACCGGCAGACGGCGGCCGTCCATTGAAAACACATTAAAAATCGAAGCCGAGACGGAGTGGCTTGTAACTGCACGCGATCTGTTTAGCGCAGCATCGGAGGCGATTGATGCCTAATCGCAACAAGCAACGCGGATACGAACTAGAGGCCGCTTGCCGCGACTTCTGGATCGCAAACGGGTTTACAGCCAAGCGCACACTCGCCAGCGGCGCATACAAGCAGCAGCTTGGCGATGAGCATGCGGGCGACCTGCACATCGAAGATTTTGTGGTGGAAGCCAAGCGGAAAAAATCCGGCTTTAAATTTCTATACGACAGCCTCGCGCAAGATGACGGCGTGTCGGACTGGCTGTGCATCCGACAGGACCGCAGCCCCCGGCTCTACCTGATGCGCGAGGAAGCCGTGCTGAAACTCATGCAAATGGCATACGGCAAATGAAACTGTCTGATTTAGTCAAACACGTCAGCTACAGCAGCTTAGTCTGCGCCCGCACCGACATCGCCTACTGGGTCGCGCGGTACGGCCACAAACTGTACGACCCGACAAACGCTGCAATGGCACGCGGTCAGGCAGTCGAGCATGGCTTAAAATACTGCCACAACGGCGGCGAGTTTGACGATCCCATCGATGAAGCGATGAAAGAGTTTAACAAGCGCACCGCGCTTGGCGTAGACGGCGAAGCAAAGCAACGCGAAGCCAATAACATCCCCGGCTATTTTGAAAACTACGCTGACCTGTGGGACGGCAAACTGCCGCAGATCGAAAGCTACCAGCAAAAGATTACGCTGGAGATACCTGGCCTCCAAGTGCCGCTGATTGGCTACACCGATTTTGAATTTCCCGACAGCGTCGTTGATATCAAGACGACCGGGCGGATGCCGTCTGCCATCAGCGCATCGCACCGCTGGCAGGGCGCGATCTACCAGCAGGCCGCTGGCAATCGCAAAGTTGAGTTCATTTACCTGACGCCAAAGAAGGCGGCGCGTTACCTGCTTGAAGACAGTGAACAGGATTGGATTGCTGTCTGCCAAGCGGCAACGCGGCTGCAAACATTTCTGTCAGCGTTTGATGATCTGGAACACCTGACATCTGCGGTCATCCCAAACTACGAAAGTTTTTACTGGTCAAACCCGCAAACACGGAAAACGGCGCAGGAGATTTTTGGGTTCTAAGCGCTTCACGGCACCGCGCTTAAAAAAATGTGCCAACACAAATGAGGACAAAGACATGTCACGCACACGACTAACGAACCGGGAGCGGTTTGATATTGAAAGTTTTATCGCACGGAATGGCGATGAAACGGAACTTGGCTGGAAGTACCGCGCAAATTTGTCAGACGAAGCGGTCGCCGAGCAGTTTGGTGCTACCCGGCAAACAGTCGCGGCTATCCGCTCGAAGACGTTTGGCAATCTTGCAGGCCACGCTAGCCGTTCCGGCGGAAAGATGGCTGAACTTTTGGAACGGTTAGAAGCAGTCGAACAGAGGTTGCAGGCGCTGGATCAAAGCACCAACGCAAGGCAGCCAACTTGGAAGGACAAAAGCAACGGCAACGGAATCATTTCATCAGAAAGGGCAAAAGCATGCCTCTAAATTTAGACAGCGGCCCTGGTGAGGGCGGCAGCCAGTTCTACGACAAGCTGCGCTTCAACGCGCAGGGCGGGGTCTGGTACATGAAATCAGGCGATGAAGAAACGCGGTTTAACGACGGCTTCCAAGCGGTCTTTGACATGGACAACCTGCAAACGGGTTGGTCGCGGTTCAATGGATCGTTTTTGGATTTTATCGCTGACCCATCACTTGAAACATCGGCACCGAAACCAGCCGACGAGACGGAAGAAGACAAGTGGAAGCGCAGTTTCAAGGTGCTTGCCTTTTCCAACGATGCGTTCGGCGGCGTGGTTGAGTTCATGCACCAGGCGCGCACGGTAACTGCGGCGTTTTCAGAATTGTACGCCGATTACGAAGGCAAGAAGGCCGACGGCAAGCTGCCGGTCGTGAAGGTGAAGGGATCGCCCAAAAAGGTAGGCGATTACTACGCGCCGGATTGGGCGGTAGCGAAGATGGCCGACAGGCCGGACGCGTTTAACGGCGGCGCATCAGCGCCAGCAGCAGAGCCATCACCTGCTGACGCTGAGTTTTAGGTGCGCACACGGCAGGGGTGATGCCCTTCACCTCTGCCGTTTTTCTCGGATTAAAAAATGATGCCTGATCGCTACGCGACATTCGCGCCCAAGCTGGCCGACCTTGGCTATGACACCACGCCTGTGAACGGCAAGAAGCCAATCCTGACGGGCTGGTCGCAACGACCAGACACGGCAAAGGACTTTGCGCTTCACGGTGACGCCGGTATCGGCGTGCTGTGCGGCGGTGAACACAACCTCGTCGCCATCGATGTCGATGTGGTCAATCCATTTTTATCCAACGCCATAAAAGCATTGATTGAAGACACGCTGGGCAAGTCACCGCGCCGCGTGGGCAAGCAGCCAAAGTTCCTGATGATGTTCCGCTGCACGGAGCCAATGACCAAGCGCAAGACCGGCACCTATGAGATAGAAGGTGCAGACTGTCAGGTCGAAGTGCTGGCAGAGGGACAGCAATTCGTCGCCAGCGGCATACACCCCGACACACAACAAAAGTATTTCTGGCCCGACGACACCATCATGGACTTCCCCATTGAAGACCTGGAAACCGTCACGCCGGACGACCTGCAAGACTTCCTGCACGCGTCCGCAACCATACTGGACAAGTACGGCCCGCTGAAGGGCAGGGTCAGTGAGGTCAGAACCACACCACCGCCAGCGCTGAACCTGAAAGAACTGGACGGCGAGATTGCTGAGATCGAAACCGCACTCGCGTTTCTGCCCAATGATGACGAACATTATGATGACTGGGTGCAGACGCTGCATGCCATCAAGGGGGCGCTGGGGGACGATGGTTACGATCTCGCGCATCGCTGGTCGAAACGATCCGACAAGTACGACGAAGCAGAAACAGACCGCGCGTGGCGCAGCATAAAGGCCGTCAAACACATCGGTGCCGGGTCCATTTTCCACTGGGCATCAGAATACGGTTTCAACCTGCGGGAAGTGCGGGAGCCACAGCACCCCGGCCCTGCTGACGTGCAACCTGACCAGCCCATACAGAACAAGCAGCCCTCGCCGCTACTGCGTGCGTCAGAGATTCGAGGACCACTACCACAGCGCGAGTGGCTGCTTGACCAATGGTTTCCCAACCAAGCCGTTTCGGTGCTGTTTGGGCAGGGTGGCGTGGGCAAGACGCTGCTGGTGCATCAACTCGCGAACTGTGTCGCGACCGGCACACCATTTATGGGCATTACGACAAAGAAAATGCCGGTGCTGATGGTGCTGTGCGAGGACGACGCGTTGGAGATAAGCCGCAGGCAGCTATCGATCAACGAGTGGCTACAGGTCAACGAGATAACCGACAGCGGCCCATCCAACCTGCTGATATGGCCCAGAGTGGGCGAAACAAACATCCTTGTCACATGGCCGCAGCAAGGCGAGGACAAACCGGGTGAGTTCTACGGCCAGCTATGTGAGCAAGTGCAGGCGGTCAAAGCAGAACAAAACGCAGAAGAAATCCTGCTGGTGATCGACACAGCGGCCGACACGTTCGGCGGCAACGAAAACATTCGGCGTGAGGTCAACACGTTTATCAAGACGTATCTGGGCAGCTTCTGCACCAAATACGACGCGACGGTGCTGATGCTAGCGCACCCGTCCATGTCCGGCATGGCATCCGGCACAGGCATGTCTGGCAGCACCGCCTGGGAGAATAGTGTCAGGGCGCGCGCCTATTTTTCACGCAGTGATACCGACGATGATGTGCGGATACTGAGCCGAAAGAAATCGAACTATTCACAGTCCGGCGACAGCACCGACATGACGTTGCTGTGGGATCAGGGCGTCTATCAGTTGCCATCGTCGCCGGGGCAGATGGATCGCATCCAGAACAGGGCGCTGAAGAACAAAATTATCGCCGCAATCGATGACGCATTTAACGCCGGATTGCCCTTCCAGATGCGTACCGGCAGGAAGATTTCGACCGCTCTGCCGACGCTGCTAAACGAGCGTCAGGGGGTCGTAATGAGGGCCGTTCGTGACCTTGAAAACGAGGGTGAAATCACGATGCAGGCGCGTGTTGGATACCGAATTGTGAAAAACCGCAAAACGGAGGTAAGCCATTGAAATACATAGTAAAAACCCTTATGTGTCGGAGCCGTTACACACTCAGCGAAAAACGTAACAGTTTCAACGACTTATCAATTACACACATAAGCATATCTATAGATAGAGCGCTATGTGCGCGCTCTAATAGATAATTAGGTCGCGGATGTCTAAAAAAAGGTTCCAGCGACCAGACCCGATTACTAATCCTGACAGCTTCCTGCGTCGGACGGACGAGACGGTTTTTCATGCGCTTCAGCCGCTGGATGAAACTGTGCGGCAGATGGAGGACAGATGGGGCGTCGACAGATTGGAAACGCTGGTCAGCGTGGACACGGCTGCCAGGTTTGCCAGTGCGAAGGTAAAGCTGGATGAGTCCATTTTTCAAAACGATGCAACAGAGGTAGCCAAGCGGGCTGCGATCATGCAGCGCGGATGGGAAGCATTAGACCGCGAAGCGACGGAGCGCGGCCACACAGCGCTTTCGATCACGGCATGGACATGGCGTGATGATGGCGGAAGGGCGCACGCATTTGTCCGCGACGTGGCGGAAGCGCATCAGTACGGAAAGGAAAACCCCGGCGTCGCAGTGTGGACGATGGCAGAGATCATCCGCATCGTGGATAATTTCGACCATTTTTCAAAAAATCTGCCCAGCGAAGCGAAGGTTGCGTTCCCCGGTGCCGAAGTGTCAGCGATCAAAAACAAGGGAAAGCTGGACGATGACATCCCATTTTGAAAACGCACCATTTTTCTCCCTAGACGAATTTGAGGATGTGCTATTCGAGGCCGCGCGGACAATTAGCCGATTGCCAGCCGCCGGACCTCGCGGCCACGCGACCGGCTGGCCGGACTGGGTACGAGATGCGAACCTTGCCTACGGCTACAATGAGGAACCCGTTCGGCTAGGCCCGCCAGCCGCCCGCGAGATTGACCGGCTGGATAAAGTAATCGGCTGCCTATGGGCCGCTGACCCTGCCGACGCTCGCGTTTGCATGGCCGTTGCATTCAGCGCGCAAAAACATGGATGGCCGCGCAGTCGTGGCCCGCAATGGAAACGCGTCAGCGATGGCATGGGCATCGCGCCAGATACCCTTAAAACGCGTTTTAAAGCCGCCACAGAACGATTGTGGCGCGCCGGGGTAGTGAGAGGCCCGCTGAATCGGAAGTGAATCAGCGGGCCGCAGAATCCGTTTTAGGATATAACGGGTTTTTAGCCGTTAAGCGCCCGGCTAAATGAATGGGAAAAGGGAAGATTATCGATCATGTCTTGCACCCCAATTGAACGGTTGGCTATGTCAGCAATTTCATACCGCGAACCCTCCTCTCTTGGCTCGTGCATCCACTCGCTTTCGCCAGCCTCGACAATAAAAGACAGCGCCTCAAACTCATCGTGAGACATCGTTAGTTGGTAGGTGCGTTTTGTTTTTTTAATTTTCATTCGTCGCCCTCCTTCTCTACAATCCAATTATCCAACGCTTGCTTGCGACTAAACGCAATCAATTCTTCGGCAGCTTCCTCAGTCGGTGCCATCGCGTAGGCGGCGTGCATGACAACCGCCATTAACCCGGCCAGTCCGTCGTGTTCGGTTGCGCCGGACCTGGCTAACGCATCAAGCGCGTTTAACCCGGCGTCATGCCCGGCGGTGTAGGATTTTTGTGTGTCGGTCATTCGATAACCTCGTACCCTTTGCCCTCAATATATTCTATTGCGTCCAGTTCGAGCCAGTCTACGAAGTCATCGCGGCCGTCGTCGCTGTCGTCGTCTGCTTTCCAGCCCAATGATTCCGCAAACTCTAGCGTATCGCCCAAACATTCGTATTTATAAATTTTCTTGTTCATTCAAACTTGCCCGTCAAAATAGGAAAAGCGGATATCCCCGGCATCCATCAAAAACAGATTGCCCCGCCGTTTCCCCCTTCTGGCGTTTTGGTTTTCCCACACATACAAATCGCCAACCTCTGTTTGATAAAGATCGTAATCGCTACCCCTTGCCTTTATAAAATCAGCAATCGTTTCGCGCGTATCAACGACCTGTGCAGGTTGACAAACCCACGCGGTTTCAATGCCGAATTTGTTGCAATTCCATTGGCTTGTCGCGTTACAAAAATCTGTTTCATTCATGATTTACCCTCCCATTGCCGCAATCATAGCGGCGTTCAATTTTGGCGCTAGTGAATAGAAAACAAGCGCGACGCCGAAAATTGTGATCAGCACAAGCGCCTCGGCGGCTGTTGTGAATGCGCGTTTCATTGCGCGGCCTCCATGTCTTGCATCGCCGCGACGCATTCGCGGAACATTTCCCGCGTTCGGTCGCGGTCGCGCGGCCCCCAGTACATTGCGGAATGGATTTCTTTGCGGATCAATTCGCGCTGGGTTGATGACCATCCGAGATCAATCATTTCCCGCGCCCATTGTTTTGCGTCGGAACTAATGCGGGCGGGTTTGCGGCTATGTGAGGTGATCATTCGGCCGCCTCCGCTTTGTCGATCTTTGCGTCAATTGCTTGCGCTATTCTGGCGTTGAGTTCGCCATACGCTATAATGCTGGCAATACCGTTATATGTGAGGTCTTCCCACGGGCCGCAGTCTTCGTAAAACTGCTCGCCATTGTCGGTATTGCAATTTTGGCAGAGTTCGTGGGCCTTGTGGTAGTAGATCGCCCATTCGCTACCGTCGGCGTGTTCGTGCGCGCGATCCATCGCGGTGTCGCGGTCGCCGTCGCATTCGCTAATTATTTCGGCGGCGATTTCCGCCGCGTATTCGTCTAGTCTATAATCGTTGATAGTCATTATCGATCCTCCAATGATCGGTTGTGATTAGCGTCGGTGACGGGGTGCAACCCGTCCCGGCGCGGTTTAGATTGATTTGTTTAGCCAATAGGCGAGGCCGCATATAACTGCCGCGCCGGTAAACATGATTGCGTGAAATATGATTATGAATTCGGTCATTTATTAAAATTCCAACTCAATAAATTCGCCAGTCGGCACATATTCGCCAACCATTGTTGCGCCGATATCTTCTTGCCAGAAATCAATTTCAAAACCGCAGAATTTGCACGCGTCTATTGTCTGTTGTGTGGTTGCATGCCCTTGCGCCCAATGCGTCAAAAGTGTTTCGGCTGCGTAAGTGTCCAATTCTTTTTGCGTTAGCATTTTGTCGCCTTTCATGTTGTGTACGTTAAACATATAACAAGCTGTTATATTGAATACAACAAAAAAGTGCGCTGGAAGTCGCAAAAGATATCCGCTATTGCCAACACGCCGAAAAGCGCGCATAAATTTCTAAAGTGGGGATTTATGGCCCAACAGCGACGCGGCGGCGGTAAATCGCGGAAAATTACAGACACTGTTAAAGAAGGTATTGTAACCGGCATGGCACAAGGCCAGATGCTGGTCGATTTGTGCGACGAATATAAAATATCGCGGCAAGGTGTATGGGAAGCGCGGCGGATTGATCCAGCGTTTGATGAATTGTTTGAACAAGCCGCGTGTAACGGAATTACCGTCAGCTTGGAAAACGCCCGAAAGGATTTAGCGGCGGCAACAAAGCGCGACGACGTACTTAAATATAAAGAGTTATTGAGGCATGCCGAGTGGATGGCAGAAAAACGCCTTGCAATCTATCAACCGGCACAGCGTGCGGAAATTACGCACAACGGACCAATGGTCGTCGGTTGGCAAACAATCGAAGGCACGGCAGAAACGATTTTTTCCGACGATCAAGTGGACCTTCGCGCGCGACAAATCACGGCAGATGACGCGTTGCCGAACATCGCCACGTCATAAACGCGCCAGAAACGCGACGAACACCAGAAAAACGGCAGACCTCTGCGGCCTGACCCGCAGGTTCCGTACCTGAGGGGGCGGGGGTCTTCGGGCAGGGGTACCCCCGGCCGCGCCCGCGCCACCACATATGATCCTATGCTCAACACGACTGAAAGTAGAATTTCAAAAAACGCATGAGACGCCTGATACCTGATGTCCTGACGGCAGCGCAATGCGCATCCCTGGCCGCGACAACGGGGTATCTGGCTTGGCAGGACGACAGGCTGCTACCTGTCCTCTCGCGCCTGTCGTCCTGCCTCCCTGAAGCCGGATACGACCCGCCGTCTTACGTAAGGGTAGAACAGCGCAGCGAGGGGCATGAGTGGCACTGTGACAAGGGTAACAACGGACATATGGACTGGTGCGCCTACACAGCGTCGGTTCTTCTCTCACCGCCAGAGGATTACAGCGGCGGTACTTTTAAATTTGAGGATGGGCAGGAGCATCACCACTACCGCGATCTGCTGTACTACAGCAGCGACGAACGCCACATGGTAGAGCGTCATCGCGGCAACAGAATGGTGCTTTTGATGTTTATGAATGAAGCAAGCGAGAGGCAGTCATAACGTAACAATTCCGTATACTCCGCGTCCGTTACAGAACGATTTTCATAACAGTGCGCGACGCTTCAATGTTGCGGTCTGCCATCGTCGTTTTGGCAAGACCGTCATGGCTATTAACCACCTGCTGCGTGACATACTTTTGTGCCAGCACCCCCGCCCCCAGGGGGCTTATATAGCGCCGACATACACGGCTGCTAAACGGATAGCATGGGCGTACCTGCGCGAATATGCGGGGGTTATACCGGGGGTGAAGTTTAACGAAGCGGAACTGCGCTGCGACCTGCCGGATGATCGCAAGATATATCTACTCGGCGGCGATAGCGCAGACAATCTTCGGGGCTTGGCATTAGATAGCGTAATTCTTGATGAATACGCGGACATGAATACGCGCCTGTACCCGGAGGTCATCAGGCCAGCGTTGGCAGATAGGCTTGGTAACTGCATGTGGATTGGGACGCCACGCGGTTCCAATCAGTTTAAAGAGATGTACGACTATGCCCGCGAGCAGGAGGAAGCGGGCAGCGAAGACTGGTTTACGATGCTTTTCAAAGCATCGGAGACGGGCATTTTGGAGCAAGCGGAACTAGATGCTGCGCGCGAGGTAATGGATGACTCGCAGTACGAACAGGAATTTGAATGTAGCTGGAGTGCTGCATTAGTCGGAAGCTATTACGGGCAGGCACTTGATCTTGCGGAAACGGATGGGCGCGTTACGAGCGTTCCGTATGATCCTAATTTACAAGTTTCGGTGAGCTTCGATCTCGGCGTCGCGGATTCAACTGCTATATGGTTTTGCCAAGAGTATCCCAGAACCGGCGAAATCAGGCTCATCGATTATTACGAAGCAAGCGGTGAGGGCTTGCACCATTACGTGCGGGAATTGAACAACCGGCCGTATCATTACGACAAGTTCTATTTCCCGCACGATATTATGGTGCGAGAGCTTGGCAGCGGGTCCAGCCGCTATGAAATGTTGCTTGGCCTTGGAATGCGTCCTACTGTTGTTGCGAAGCTGAAGGTGCAGGACGGCATCGAGGCGGTACGCGGCCTGCTACCGCGATGCTGGTTTGACCGGAAACGGTGTGCGGAGGGTTTGAAACTTCTCCGCAACTATCACCGGGCATGGGACGCAAGAAGGAATGATTGGCGTGATAGACCTAATCACGATCATAGCTCACATAGCGCAGACAGTTTTCGGTATCTAGCTGTCGGGCTGCGTGACGCAGACGACAACGAACTGCTGCAAAGTGTTTCGCGTTCGCAGAGATTGGGCGATGGCCGCCCGGTAATACTTACTGACTACGCGGATAGTTTTGTCTAGCGTCGATATTGTCCGCGCGACATACGCGGATATTGTTTACATAGCGCGGCGGTTACGCGCAGCGGACAAAAGCGAGATTTACCCGCATCTGTTTAATCCCTCGCCGGAAAACCTGGCGGCGTTTTCTTTTAATCAACGTTTTGCGTACTGCGCGCTGCACAACCAGCGCCCGGTTGCTGCATGGGGTGCGCATGAGCGGCTACCAAAAGTGTGGCAGTGCTGGATGTTTGCGACCGACGAATGGCCGCAGGTTGCGTTATCGACAACACGTTTTATCAGGCGAAAGTTTGCACCGGAGATAGCGGACACAGGCGCGGTTCGTCTGGATTGCTGGTCTGCTGACGATCACGATGTATCGCATCGCTGGCTGGAAATACTGGGCTTTGTGCGTGAGGCAACTTGCGAAGACTACAGTCAGGATCGCCAGACGTACCATTGCTATTCGATTACACGAAAAAGGTTTGACGAAGGAATTTAATATGTGTGGTGGCAGTGACGGCGGAGGCGACGGCGGCGACGCTAGCCTGACAATGGCAACCAATCCCGCAATTGGTACTTATAAAGCAAGCGGTGTGCGCGGTGGCCGTGGTGATATTGGTGGACGCGCAGAAGCCTACGGCGCGCCAGCCGATCCTACCGGCACGCGTGGCGAGGTTGCGGCGGGTGCCACGTTCAACAGCATGCGTTCGTGGTCTGGTCGCGTGTTTGGCGAAACCCGTTCCGATCAGGACATTGCTAACGACCAAGCAGTTTCTAACGCGTTAGAGGAAGGCCGCTCAACATTTACAACCGCACGCGGGCGACAGGCTTCGGTGGCGGGGTATAGCCGTGGTCGTTCGCCGCCCACACCGGGCAGTTTGCTGGATCAGGTTAACCAGCCGCCGACAGTCGGCGGTGCGGTAGGGCTTGGCGTGTCTACACTTATTGGAGGGCCATTAGGTTTTGTCGCGGGCCGCGCTGCCAGGGGTGTAGTCAATTCACAACTTGGCAGTCGTTCTATTCTCGGAGGTAATTGATATGTGTGTGCCAAGCCCCAACCCGCCACCGTTACCACCTCCCCCTCCGGCTCCAGAGCCGCCACCAACGCGCGATGATCCAGAGGTAGTAGGTGCGCAAAGGGCTGCGCGTCGCCGTGCTATTTCAGCGCGCGGTCGTCAATCAACGCTTTTAACAGGCGGGCAGGGTTTGGAAGACGAAGAAGCAAACCTTGGCCGCATAAGTTTGTTGGGCGGATAACAGTAAAAAGGAGATATCCATGCCAAAAGGCAAAGGAACTTACGGCAGCAAGGTAGGGCGTCCGCCCAAAAAGCAGAAACCAGCGAAGACTGCGCGCAAGAAATAATGTGTTCGCCACAAATTTACGACCAGATGCAAAGGTCCGGCATTAAAACGCCCACCGGCTCCGCTGGCGCACGTCTGGATCAGGCGCAGCGTTCTGCAATGTCTACGTCAGGCGGCGGCACCTATCAGGGCCGCACGGTGATGCAAGGCGTCCCCCGCAATACCGACGTTGCCGCTATTCGTCGCACGACAATGATGAGGGTTTAATGAATTTTAAAGACGCAGACGCAATCTTTAAACGCTACGAGCGTTTGAAGGGAATGCGCGGTACGTGGGAATCTCATTGGGAAGAAATAGCTGAACGCGTTCTGCCACGATCCTCAGAGTTTACCGGCGCGCGCACACCGGGCGACAAGCGCACGCAGAAGCTGTACGACGCCACAAGTGCGCTTGCGCTTGAACGTTTTGCTGCGGCTGTTGAAAGTCTGCTGACTCCGCGCGGTGCCAAGTGGCATACGCTGCGTGCGTCGGAACCTGACCTTAACGAAGACCCTGAAGTTGCAACGTGGTTTGATAATGTGGAACGTATCTTGTTCCATTATCGCTACGCCCCACGCGCGAATTTTGCGTCACAGATGCACGAGAGTTATCTGTCTCTGGGCGCGTTTGGCACGGGCGCAATTTTTGTTGATGAAAAGTTTGATGAAGGCTTTCGCTACCGTGCTGTTCATCTGTCTGATTTGTTTATTGCAGAAAACGAACACGGCATTGTTGACACTGTATTCCGCAAGATGGATTGCACCGCGCGTCAATGCGTAATGATGTTTGGCGAGGATAATGTCAGTAAGGAGACGCGCGAGAAAGCCAACGATAATCCTGACGAAAGAATCGAAATACTGCACGTTGTAGCGCCGCGCGAAGATCGCGACGTGTCGATGCTTGACCGCGCAAACATGGCGTTCGGCTCCGGCTACTATGAAGTGCAGAAACGTTTGCTGGTAGAAGAAGGCGGCTTTGAAGATTTCCCCTATATCCTGTCCCGCTATGTAACCGGGCCGCGCGAAACATATGGCAGATCACCGGCCATGATGGTTCTGCCTGATATTAAAATGTTGCAAGCAATGTCGCGTGTCGTAATCCGCGCAGGTGAAAAGATTGTTGACCCGCCCCTGTTGATTGCCGATGACGGCGTTATCCTGCCGGTCAACACTAAGGCAGGTGGTGCTACATTTGCTCGCCTTGATGGTCGCCAGCAAGCGCCTATCCAGCCGTTGAACACAGGCGGTCGCCCAGACATTGGCGAAGATATGATGGAGCGACGACGGCGCACAATCAACGATGCGTTTCTTGTCACGTTATTCCAGATACTTGTAGACAGTCCGCAGATGACAGCAACGGAAGTGTTGCAGCGCGCGCAAGAGAAAGGCGCGTTGCTTGCGCCGACGATTGGCCGCCAGCAATCAGAAACGTTAGGGCCGCTGATCGAACGCGAGCTTGGTGTTCTTTCAAGGCAGGGTTTGTTGCCGGAGGTGCCGCAGATACTTCTAGATCAGGAATACCAGGTTGAATATGTCAGCCCGCTATCGCGTGCGATGAAGTCAGAAGAAGGTGTGGGCATTTTGCGCACGCTTGAAATGGTGCAGCCAATAGCGGCGGTTGATCCGTCCGTCATGGACAACTTTGACTTTGATGAGATAACGCGCGTTCTTGCAGATGTTAACGGCGTACCGCAGCGCATCCTGAAGCCAGCGGAAGAAATTGAACAGCAGCGTCAGAACAGGGCGCAACAGGAGCAAATGCAGAATGTCTTGCAGGGTGCGCCGCAAGCAGCGGACGCGGCATTGAAAATTAGCCAGATCAGTCAAGCTGCCCAGCAGTGACAACTCAAAAGGAACTGATCGACGCGTACAGGAATATTTTTCTGCACATGCCGGAAGGCCAATTGGTGTTGCGCGACATGATGAAAGCGAGCGGACTGTTTCAGATTACTGGCGTCCGCACGCCCGAAGAAGTTCAGCATCTTGAAGGTTCAAGGGACATGGTGCGACGCATCGTGTCGTTCCTTGGCTTGGATGACGAACAGGTAATGAAAATTGGAATAGGAGTTATTGACGATGAGTGAGGAACAAGGGTCCGTATTAGCGGGCAACCCTGCGGTCGAGGACACAGGGGTAGCGGCTGAACCCGTCACGGAAGCAGCCACGGAATCAACTTTAACCGAAGCTGGTTGGGCTTCGCAGGAATACAGCGGCGTCGTTGAGGCAAAAGGCTGGAAGTCAGCCGACGACGTTCTGAAAAGTTACGTTAATCTTGAAAAGCAAATTGGCAGTGACAAGGTAACGCTGCCGAACGGTGAGGAAGACATTACGGAATGGGATGGCTGGTCACAGCTTGGCACGCCCAAAGAAGCATCCGGGTACGAGCTAAGTGTGCCAAGCGGCTACGAAGGCTATTCCGAAGAATTGTCTGACTGGTTTCGACAAGAGGCACATGCGGCAAAACTGCCAGCAGCAATGGCACAACGGCTGCATGACAAATTTGTTGAACGTGCGATTTCTCAGGAAACTGATTTTGCCACTGAGCAACAGCACACGATGAACCAGTGGGACAGTGAACTGAAAAAGGAATACGGCACGGCATACGATGACCGGATTGGTCTGGCACGTCGTGCGGTTCGTGCGTTTGGCTCTGACGAATTATCGAATGTTTTAAACCAGACTGGCATGGGCAATCACCCTGAAATGATCCGCGCTTTTGCGCGCATTGGTGCAGAGCTTTCGTCTGGCCAGCAGTTCAAGGATTCTGAACAGACAGGGCAGTTTGGCGTAACGCCGGATATGGCCAAGGAACAGATAGCGCAGATCAGGGCTAACCCTGCGCTATACGATAAAAGTCATGCAGAGCATAAGCTTCTGAATGAGAAATTAACGCAGCTAAACGAAGTCGCTTACGGGAGTGAAGTCCTGTTTTCGACGGGCGCTGCGGCGTAATTCCCTGATAACCCCGCAAGGGGCCAGGTATGACATTGGGAAAGACCAACGGGCACCGCACGTAAAGCGGAGGACTGAGCCTGCTTCGCAGATAACTCGCCGCGACAACACCCTACCTTCAACCAACTAAGGAGTAATGCGCCATGAGTGTGCAAATTACGACTGCGATGGTGGAACAGTACAAAGGGAATGTCGAACATCTGGTTCAGCAAAAAGGTTCGCGTCTGCGTTCTTCGGTTTCCATGGAAACTGTAGTCGGCAAAAATGCGTTCTTTGAGCAAATCGGAAGTACGGCGGCCCAACTACGTACTAGCCGCCACGCCGATACGCCCAGAATGGATACACCCCATGCTAGGCGTCGGGTCAGCCTTGAAGATTACGATTGGGCAGACCTCATAGA